TATTTTTCAGCAACAAAGGGTAACAGGAAGAAAACTCTGTTAGCTAATAATCATTCTGCTTATAATGAGTTTATTTTTAAAGAAAATAATAAAGATCCATTGTCTATTGTTTATAACAAAGCGATAGATTTTGCTATACAGGAAGATTTCGATTTTTTAGTACTCTGTCATGATGATGTTATCATAGAATCAGATTTAACCTATAAGTTACCGTCAATAATGAATCAATTCGATGTTATCGGGGTAGCAGGCACTACAGAATGTAAGTTACAAGAACCAGCACTCTGGCATATCATGGGTGGAGGGTTTGGATCAGGGAATCTACACGGTGCTGTAGCTCATGGCGATGAAAAAACTAAATCAATGACGTTTTTTGGACCCTATCCAAAGCGAACCCTTCTATTAGATGGTGTATTTTTATGTATTAGTAAAAAGGTCTTTACGCAAGTCAGATTTGATGAAACAAATCCAGCAGGATTTCATTTCTATGATCTAGATTACAGTCTTTCCTGCCATAAAGCAGGATTTAAACTGGGAGTCTCGGATATTATGATCACACACGCATCTCCCGGTCTAAAAGAATTTACTCCTGAGTTTAATGAGGGTCAAAAGTGGTTTCTTGAAAAATGGAAAGGGCAGCTATAATAAAAACGTGAGTAGACTCGATTTAGATTATTTTGAGAGCATCGTTATATACAAATCTCTTACAGACGCAACATATTTGTCCTCTATTGTTGATTTTGTTAAACCTGAATATTTTAAAACAAAAAATATTGCTAGTGTATTCGCAATTATTTCAGAATTTTACAATAAGAGACAAAAGCTGCCCACCATAACAGAAATAAAATCATATCTCACAACAGATGATCTACGAGAATCGTTTAAAAATATTGTTCAATCTTTTACAAACATAGATAAGAGCTTTGATAAGGACGAGCTTTATGAAAATACAGAGAGGTTTTTAAAGGAAAAAGCTGTCTATCATACAATGCTATCTATCGCAGAAGATGTTGCAAAAGGTAGTGTCGATACATCAATAGCGCTAGATCGATTTGAAAAATCATGCAACATTAGTCTCGTTACTGATCTAGGTCTCGATCTTTTTGGAAACATCGAGACTGTCATTGAAGATCTCACAACAGTACAAAAGACTATACCGAGTACATGGCCCTGGCTAGATGAAGCTCTGAACGGCGGCTTTCTTGAAAATGGTCGCGCGTTATATGTATTTGCTGGTGAAACAAATATCGGTAAATCAATATTCTTAGGTAACATTGCAGCTAATATTTCTGCGCAGGGAAAAAATGTTCTACTTGTCTCTCTTGAGATGTCAGAGTTGCTCTACGCTAAGCGACTTTGTACAAATGTATCGAGAATACCATTAAAAGATCTTGCAAATAATCCTCACGCCTTAAGACAAGCTATAAATGAACAAAAAACAGCAGGTGCAGGAAATATCTTTATTAAGGAATTTCCTCCCGCAACAATCACACCTAATCAACTTAAAGCGTTTATTAAAAAAATTAAAGATACAGGTATTGCTATTGATGCAATAGTACTTGATTATCTCAATCTACTACACTCTACAGTAGGTAGTAACTCATACGAGCGAGTAAAAAACGTTACAGAGCAATGTCGAGCAATGAGTTATATTTTTGACTGTCCGGTAATTAGTGCTACACAGTTAAACCGATCAGGATTCGACCAAGAAAATCCCGACCTTAATACAATATCAGAGTCTATAGGACTAGCAGCTACAGCTGATGTGATTGTCTCTATTTATCAAAATGAAGAAGACCGTGAACTAAGCATTATTAGACTCGGTATGATGAAGAATAGATACGGTCCTAGAGGTCACACACAGCCAATGCGTATAGATTACTCAACCTTAACTATTACACAAGCTGATGATGTTGTTGACTTTGAAGAAGACAGTACTTTAAATACTCTCGCAGCTTTTTCAAATTAATCTGCAAATGTTGATTAATAAATTTGCTGTATTAAGTATAAGCAGTGCAAATTTCTTATTTTGAAACAAATAATCTCCTTAGACAAAATGCTGATGCACTACGTCGTGGAAAAAAAGACTTCACCACACAGGAGCTATCTAATATAAAACTCTACCTACAACAGTATAGAGATTGTCTAGATACTGTTCAGTTTTTTGAAGGTAAGATTAAAAATTACCAGGTCTGTAGTTGCTTTGCAGAAAACTTTGAAAGTGAATTACTTGAGTATATGATTAAAAAGAAAGGAGCTGCAATTAGTATAGTTGTCATCCTATCTCAAAAGACAGTTCTATTTATGCGAAATGAAGCGTGTACTATAAATTTATGCGATCTTGCAAAAATTTTATGTGATGGTGAATGCATCGAATCTACAACTGCTATAGCATACGGTAAACTTAATGAAACGTTCTTAAACTTTACAAAAATTTTAACGCCATGCTAAATTTAGATATAGCAGAACTACCATCTCAAAACTTAATACGGTCCGAAACAGAACACTTACTGTTATCGTTCTGTACTTTTTGTACGTTACTTAAAGGTAAAAAGCTCAGCTTTCAAAATATCTTTCTACTTGTCTTGCAAGATACAAAATTACGAGACATACTAAAAGAACTTTTAAGTATTGAATCTAACTATGAAGTAGTTAAACTTTTTGTAGAATATGACCCGTTAATAACAACGAGTAAATATATAACAAAATTTTTAAATACGAAGCCTAGCTTGGAACTATGATAGAAGAAAGACACAAAAAGATATATAACTCCTTTTTACGTGCATCGCGAATAGCAAAAAACAAACCCTACACCCAAAGACAAAACTTCGACAATCTATCTTCAACAATTGAGGTAGCTCTTAAAAAACTTGACAGATTTTTTACATCGCATACATCTGTTAAATACAGCGATTTTTTTACTGCTCCATATGCAATTTATGTTGATGAAGAATTTTTTGATTTAAAATTTTACACTACCCAGAGAGCTATAAAGTGTTACACGGAATATATAAAGAAACGCGAACATCAAGATACAGACAGTGATATAACAATAGAACGGTGTAAAGCTTGCTGTATTAATATATATAACTTCTGTAAAGAAAAAAAAATAACTCTTCAAGAATACAAAGCTTGTATAAATGGAGCAACACCACTATATATACAACATCTTAAAGATCATAAGATTAATTTTTACACCTTGCATGGGTTAGATATTAAACTACCTACAACGCAGGAAGACATTAATATCTTTAAATTTATGTTTGACAATTTTTACAACACTTTTTACGAAACAAGATCAAAATTTATTAGATCATCACGACTAAAAAAAATATTACGTATCGCTCTAGGTAAAATTGAAGAAAAGCTATTGATTTTACAGAAGGAAAATATATTATAATAAAAAACAAAACAACAAAACAACAAATTAAATTATGAATACGTTTAACACAAATATGTTTCAATCAATTAAGGCCGCTCTTTCTAAAAATGAAGAGAAATCTGCACCAGGGCTGTATAACGAAATCCTTAAAACTGTACCAGGCAATACTTATACAGTGCGCTTGTTACCATATGCAAAAGATCCGTCAAAGACATTTTTTCACTACTACATACACGGATGGACATCTTTTTCGAGCGGACAATATGTTCAAGCTGTATCTCCGCAAACATTTAACGAGCGTGACCCCATCTCTGAAGAACGCTTTAGAGTGCTTCGTAACGGTACTGAGACAGAAAAAGAAAAGATGCAAGCTGTTCGACGCTCTGAAAAATGGCTTGTCAACGTGTATGTTGTTGAAGATCCAACCAATCCTGAAAACAATGGAACAGTGAAGCTACTACGTTACGGTAAACAGCTGCAAAAAATTATCATGGAAGCTATTGAAGGTGAGGATGCTGAGGAATTCGGTCCACGTATTTTCGACTTAGGACCTGAAGGTGTTAGTCTTAAAGTGAAGGTAGAACAGCAAGGTGATTATCCGACCTATGTCTCGTCTAGATTTACAAGCTCTGGTAAGGTAAATCTCTCTGGTGAAGAACAAGAGCAAATCTATAAAAAAGCGTTCAATCTTGAAGAAGTATTTACAATCAAAACATATGATGAGTTGAAGCAAATGATGGATGAGCATATCTACGCTGCTTCTGAAGCACCCAAGCCTAATGTAAGTGCGTCTACACCTGCAGCTCCTGTTTATGTTCCTGAAAGAAATATTAAGCCAGAAGTAATTGAAAGTAGTATTGAGGATGAGATCGACGCTTTACTTAAAGACCTATAAACATGACATCGGACGAAAAAAACGCTATTTTGCAATTTATGGGAGTGACTTATGGTCACTCCCATAAACTCGATAAAGGTATTGTTGGAGAATC